AATAGACAACGGTTGGTCAGTTTCTTTTCCATTATGGAAAGAAAAAGATATAAACGCTGCATATGTTAATTATGGCCCGCTTTTTGTTGTTAAACATCTTCTTGACCAAAGCACGAATAATACTACAACGATTAGGTTGAAACAAAAACTATTACTTGATGAATTAAAAAGTAAAAAATAATTTTCTCGGAGGAATAAATCACAGGGTTCGCCTGATCTTGATTACGATTCAAATGAGGATAATATTTAAGTATTGACTTATAAATTAATAAGAGTATACTTATTTTAACGCATATATAATTTCAAGGATTAAAAAGAATGGCAATAGAAAAATGTTCACCTGAATTACAACGAATTTTCTTGAATTTTATTCTTAGTAGTGGAACTCTTTATGTAAGAATTCAAAATATTTTTAATCCTCAAAATTTTGATCGAAGTCTTCAAAAAGCCGCATCATTTATTCAAGGGCATGTTCAAAAACACAACACAATCCCAACAGTTCAACAAGTCAATGCAATTGCTGGAACAGAATTGGAATTGATTGGTGATATTATGGAAGGTCATGAATCTTGGTTTTTAGATGAATTTGAACAATTTACAAAACGAGAGGAACTCGAAAGAGCAATTTTAAAAAGTGCTGATTTATTAGGAAAGGGAGAGTTCGATCCGGTAGAACAGATAATTAAAAAAGCGGTTCAAATATCTCTAACACGAGATTTGGGTATTGAATATTTTTATGATCCCAAGGGGAGATTAATGAGATTAAAAAATAGTAATGGACAAGTTAGCACCGGATGGAAAGATATCGATGAAAAGTTGTATGGTGGATTCAATCGCGGCGAGTTGAATGTATTTTGTGGTAGTTCTGGAACCGGAAAAAGTTTATTTCTACAAAATCTTGCATTAAACTGGATGCAAATGGGACTTAACGGAATTTATATTACATTGGAATTAAGTCAAGACCTTGTAGCAATGAGAATTGACAGTATGATATCTGAGATTGGCAGTCGAGATATTTATAAAAATCTTGATGATGTTGAATTAAAAATTTCAATGGCCGGAAAAAAATGTGGTAGACTAAAAATTAAATATATGCCATCACAAAGCACAGTTAATCAAATAAAAGCATATGTTAAAGAATTGGCGATTCAAGAAAATTTTAAACCTGATTTTATATGTTTGGATTATTTAGATTTGATTATGCCAAGTGGTGCAAAAGTTGATGTGGCAGATGTATTCACAAAAGATAAATTGGTATGCGAAGAAATACGAAATTTTGCTGGTGAGTTAAAGTGTTTATTATCAACAGCTTCACAATTTAATCGTTGTCAAACTTTAGATTCGGAAATCATTATTAATGGACAAAAAACTACAATTAATAATGTGAAGGTTGGAGATATTTTAGATTCCAACGGAGAATCAGTGATAGTAACAGAAGTTCTTCCAATTATAAAACAACCAGTTTGGGAAATTGTAACAAAATCAGGTAAAAAAATAAAAGTTAGTAGCAGACATAACTTTCCAACACAAGCGGGAATTAAAAGTTTAGAAACTGGTTTGATTATTGGAGATAAATTGAGTAGCCGTGATAAATAGAATAAAGGAGAGCTACTCAAAATGAATCATATTTATATTCGCAGCCGAAAATTAAAAAAACTAAATTTAACACAAAGTGATATTGATCATTTAAACCAAATTGAATATTCAAATAAAAATTTAACACTGTTAGTAAAAGCAATTGTAAAAAATTATAATTTTGGGTTGTCTATGGAACATTTATCCAAAAATTGGAATAAAATTGTTGCTCTTGGTAGAGATTCTTCCAGCTTAGAGGCTTATATAATTAGATATGGAAAAGAATTTGGTGAGAAATATTTTCAAGAAAAGATTCAAAAAACAACCTGTGATACTCAATATTATGTTGCTTTATATGGTGTTGAGAAAGCAAAAGAACAACTTAGGTTAAGAGGTGCATCTGAACAAATATATATTGAAAGACTTGGTGAAGAGTTAGGAAAACAAAGATGGCAAGAATATTTGGTTCGTAGGGAAATGGCATATGTAAAGAATAGAAAAAATGGTTATGAATATGCAAAATACAATCGTGAATATTATCATAATTTACATGGTATTGAAAAGGGAAATGAAATATATGATAAGAAAATCGCAGCACAAGCATATAAAGTAAGTTTGGCTTATTATATAGAAAAATTTGGAGCCGTTAATGGGCCAGAAAAATGTCGTGAAAATAAAGATCATCTTAGTATAAGTTATTTTATAAAGAAACATGGAAAAGATTTAGGAACAGAAAAATATACTGAATATTGGGAAAATTTTCGAAAAAATAACGGTTCTATGACACGCTCAAAAATTAGTAAATGGTCAATGGAAGTTGTTGATGAATTATTAAAGGTATTTCCAGATTTAATTCAATATGGAAACAATGAAAAAAGTTTTATTTTATGTGAGGGTGATAATTTAATAGGTTATGCAATTTATCCAGATTTGGTGTATAATGATAAAATAATTGAGTTCAATGGAGATTTGTTTCATGCAAATCCAAAAATATTTGAAAAAGATGAACATCCACATCCATTTGACAAAGAAAAAACTTCAAAAGATATATGGCAACACGATGCATTACGAAAAATGGTATTTGAAAAAGCTGAATTTAAAGTTTTAGAAATTTGGAATTCTGATTGGATTGATGATAAAGAAGGAGTTTTAGAAAAATGTGTGAAACATCTGAAATCTTAGATTATAATGATGAAATCGTTGCAATAAATTATATTGGTATCGAGGAAACCATTGATATTAATACAAATGGAAATAGATTATTTTGGTCAAATGGAATTCTTACGCATAATAGTTCATTTGACGAAACTGAATTTACTGGTGCATCTATTGCTGGTGGTTTAAGTAAATTGAATACTGCCGATATTCTATTTGGTATTTTTACAAGTCGTATGATGAAAGAGCGTGGAGCAATCCAACTTCAATTTATGAAAACTCGTAATAGTGGTGGAGTTGATAGTAAAGTTGATTTAGATTTTGATGTTAATTCATTACGTATTACTGATTCTTCAAAACCAACAGATCAAAATTCAGCAATGACCGGTAGTAATGTTTTAGCTAAAATTAAAAACAGACAAAAAACTGACGAAGTAACAATTGGTGGAGTAACAGATAATAGAAAAGATTTATTAAAGTCTTTGTTGGGGAATATAAAAGCAAACGGATAAGAAAGGATTTTATGATATTTATTATTTTTATTATTTTTTTAATATGGTTAATAGTTGGATTAATTTGCGGAGGGTTTTCTATAAGTGAATTTGATATTAACCCATATGAAAATAAATTTGAAATTAAAAAATTAAATGTATATGAATTTGGTCTTTTGGTATCTTATATGATGTTTGGACCATTAACGCTTTTATTAAATTTTATTAGGATTGGATCAATTAACAAGTGGCATTGGTCAGAAAAATTATTGACAATTAAAAGAAAAAGAGAATTATTTATTTTACGAAAGTTGGAGTCTTAGAAAGGATTTTATGATATTTTTATATGTTTTTATTTGGGTTATGTGTGGATATATATCTTGGGGGATTTTAGAGGGTCAAATGCAATATATGTTTCCAATTAACAACTTTCATATTTTAAATATAAATTCTATGGCTATTTTATCTTTTTATCTTTTAATTGGACCGTTTTCGTTAATTGCTGTAATAATTATTATATTAAGAGAAACAGGATTTCATAAACCACATTGGATATGGAGTGTTATTAAAGAACAAGAGCGACAAGCATTTCTTAAAAAGTTGGAGTCTTAGATTTGAAGCAGAGTAGTAAGAGGTAGTTATGGCTATATTAAAATTTGAAATTTATATTAATGATGAACTGGTTGATACTATTGATTCCCCATATAAATTAATGACAACTCGCTCTATAATAGATAAATATCTAGATGAAAATCCTTCTATAAATAGAAAAACTGCTAAAATAAATGTGAGAATTGTAAATGCTGATTGCAAGGGGTGTGGCAACTAACCTGTTTGTTTTCAATGATTTATTTTTGTTGACATTTAACCACTATTTTGGTATACTGGAACTGTATGAAAAAACTATTCACTACCGAGTATGGAAGTCGTCTT